GTTGGTTCATCAGGTCCTGCGCAAAGTTGTGCACATGATCCACTTCGATCGCGCCACCATTGCGCCCAGTCACTTCGACTTTGGAGTTCTCACGGTACTCGGCTGGGAACCGCGCTGCCATGGACCGAGACCAAAGACCTGTGTTCAGCTTAGGCCCGCCGGGGTTCTCGATCATATGTTGCTGTGCTAAGTCTTCCCAGTATTTCAGGGAATCAAGACGCGCATTTCTCAAGGCAATTCGAAAATCCTCATGCGCATGCTCCCAGTTCTCAAGGTTCTGTGCAGGGATGCCAAGCTCGGACGCGATTTGGTAACGTGACTTACCCAGTTTGCCAAGTGGCTCAATGAGTGCGCAAAGTGCCGGGTCGTACTTTGAAGGGCGGCCGCGTTTCTTAGGAGTGTCCATGATGGGATAGTACCTTAGAGTGATGGAAAAGTGTCAAAAAGTTGCGTAGTCAGCGGATTACAAAAAAGATTACAAACGGCGCGAAAACTATATATAGAGCTATACTTATATATAAATATAAATATTCTTTCTTATTAAGTAATATTTGTAATATATGAAATATAGAAGAAATTCAACAACTTAGAGCACGGTTTTGAGTAATCTTTCCGTAATTTCAGTGTGTAATAAGTACTGATTAGAGCAAGGTGATTACTGATTTTATAATCCGTGTCGCCCAATTAGTACCTGATTACAACTTTCTGGCGAGGCCCAGGTAATCTTTTTCGAGCCCATAATCAGTAGTTTTCCCCATTCGCTGTGACCTCGTTGGCGATGGCCTCGGCAGTCTTGCGAGCCACCGATCGCTTGTTGCTGGCCTCCCAATCTGCGGTTTTGCCCAGCATCCAACCTCGAGCTGTTACGTTCTTCCCGCCTTCCAGATCGTCTTTCTTGGTTAGGACCAGTGCGTCATCGCCGGGCGCAATAGATGAAAGGGCCGTCTTAACGTATTTAGATGGTGGCATGCGCTCATCGCCGTACCATGCTTGGTGCAGTATCTGAAGCTGTTGGTTTGTAAAAAAGGCCAAGTCCCCTACGTTGGCGCGTGCCCATTCAAGAAGGTTATTGGCAAACTGTTGCGTGTGGGATTGGCTCATTTTGATAACCTGAGCTTTCCTGCGCGTATCCGGTGCGGCCTTGAAGGGATCAAACTCCGTGATGTCTCTATCATAGTACCAATTCAAAACATGCCCGAATCCGCCTGATCGCGCCCACGCCATGAGCTTTGTGACCAGAGGGCGGGTCTCATGGTTGGTCAAAGTTTCGGGTTTGTAAATGGCTTCACGGCGTGCGTTGTTGCCCATCGTAGTCACATATGGCCGGTTGGTTGTGAAGACGAAGTTCATGTAGTTCTCAATCGAATACTGATGACCGTACTTATTATTGATGGTGATTTCCTTGGATGTGATGAAGTTCTTGAGCTTGGCTGAGTGGTCTTCTCTATCGGATGAGGGTTCATTCACAACCACGTAGATTTTGTTCTTCAGGATCCCGTTAAAGGATCCAAAGAGCTCATCTGGTCCGACTATGATTGCAGGCCCACCGTCTTCCAAGCCCATCATTTCGGCTATGAATTCCGCCATGGCAGATTTGCCAATACCTTCGGTAGAGCTAACGAACTGTGGGGTTGTATTGTTTCTCCTGTGCGGGTATTGGATGATGTTGGCCACCCAGTCATGCCAATAGGCGGCGTACTCAGGCTCATCGCGGAAGAAATAGTCGCAGAAATCCAAGTACTGTTGCGCCGACCCAGAGGATGGCACATAGCTCCACGCATTGAGGTAGTTGTAGCAACCATCCGGTGTGACGCGCATACCTTGATATTGCGGGAAGATGCCTACACGATGGATGTCACACCGCTTATGCCATTTCTTATATTCATCCAGGATTTGCACCTCTTTGGTAACCACTTTAGGAGGCGTGGCGCCTCGACCCGCCACCGTAGAGGTAGATACAAAGATATGCTGTGCGGAGTCCACCTTGGCCTTCTGAAAGCTCATAATATGGCCATCACCCAGGCGGATGACATCACCGTTGTAAAGCGCGTACTTCGTTGAGAATTCATGTAACTTGATTTCCAACGTATCCACTCCGTTCATGACCACGGAGGTCGTGGTCAGAATCTCGGCCAGGCCTCCGCCGCCTTGCAGATGGTCATCGATGGCCCACTTCTTACCCACACCGGAAGGTGAGAATTTACCTACACGGCATAGGTGGACCTCCGCGCCTAGGCCTCGTAGCGTAATGGCCAGCTTGGTCTCGGCCATGGCCACTTGGTCGTTCAGCTCACCATCTTCTTTTGCCCCGTCATAATCGAAGATGATATAGACCTTGCGACTCTTGGATTCGAAGCTCGATTTCTTCTTCCACAGAATCTGCATGAGGTCCCGGTGTAGATGCAGTCCCGACTTATCCGTCCATGAGGTAACCCCGGCCAGGCCTAGGCAGACGTAAGGCAATCCATCGGTGATCATCTTCCGTGTGATGGCCCAGGCCTTGAACTCGCCTTCCGTGATGACCAGTGGTACGTCAACATCCATTAAGGCTTTGCGCCAACTCACTCGAGGCGGGAAGTAGATGTGACTGCCACTGGCACGAGCCTGTGAGTACTTCATCTTCCCCTTAGGCAAAAGAAGCCGGACGCGGTTAAAGCCGGTCTCCTTGCCATCCACGTCGTGGTAGGGGATGCGAATGGAGAGCTCTGAGGTATGACCTATTAGAGCTCGAGTCTCCTCCTTGGACAGCAACTCAAGGCCTAGAATCTTGGCATCTGCCTGGTCAAAGTCCCTATCACGTAAGAAGTTATTGTATAATTCAGTTGGTGTGACGACGCTTGCGCCAAAGCCCGTTGGCGCAGATTGTGGTTGCATGGTGGTCCTTTCAGAGTTTTGCGGATGCCCAGAGACTTTCCCGAGTTTCTGGGCATTTTTGCTTTAGGGTCAATAACTTAGGTGGTTCAGAGTCAGATGGTAGAGGCTCAGCGAGGGCCGCGCCTTTTCCACCATTACCATACAATACACCAGGTGAGGCAAGGTTGTACAACAATTTCCACGAAAAAATAATTTGCTAAGACCTGTTTACAGACCCTAGAAGTGATGTACTATTCTCCTACGCTAACTGACTTTTGAAAAGGACTAGGATGAGTAAGAAATTTGAAGCCTTGGCAGCCACGCTGAATATGGACTACGACTCGGCAGCAGCGTTTGTACGTGAATACGCGTACCAACCAGGCCGGCATCCAGATAAGGTGTTTACCCGCGGTGGTGATTATTACGTCATCAGCAAGAAGATGCCCAAAAGCGATGTAGGTGGTCCATGGTACCCCATCAAGGATCAGTTCTGGGCAGAGAAGCTGGGCCTCACGATCTGGGTCAGCGAGGCAACGTAAAAAAGTTTCCAAAACCTGTTTACAGACTTAAGAAATGGTGTATTATGCACCTACCAACTCTGACTTTTGAAAGGTAAACATCATGTGGAAATATCACGACGGCGGACGGAAAGCAGCAGGATTCAAAGGCACGGCAGGTGATTGCGGCGCCCGGGCCATGGCGATCGCGATGGACCTCGATTACAAAACGGTCTATAAAGAATTGGCCCAGGCCAATGCAGACTTTGGCAGGTCCAAGTCGGCCCGTAATGGGGTATCCAAGGAAGTCTACGCTGAGGTGCTCCAGCGCCACGGCTGGGTCTGGCGCAAGGCCCCTACGATAGCAGGCCGTAAAGCTCGATGCTCAGATTTGACCGGCACGGTTATTGCTAAGATGGCCGGCCATTACGTGGCGGTGATCAACGGCCGGCCCTGGGATATCTGGGACTGCTCCGGCAAAATGGTCTACGGCTACTGGGCCAAGGCGTAAAAAAGTTTCCAAGACCTGTTTACATCCCGTGTAAGCAGGTGTACTATTCTCCTACACCAACTGACTTTTGAAAGGAATGCATCATGGATAACTCACTCACCTTCACCAAGATCGACCAACTCGGCGCCTTGCTGGCTCAGATCAAGACCTTGCAGGCCGAGGCCGAGGCGATCAAGGACGAGCTCAAGGACCAGCTCTCCATGCAGCCGGTTGACGAGGACGGCGTGCAGCGCCTCGAGGTTGAAGGCGTGCTCTACAAAGCGGTGTGCCACGCAACCAATGTATCCACCACGGATACCAAGAAGCTCTACGCTCACTACGGCATCACCGAGACGGTGCTGGCTCAGTTCAAAAAGAAGCCTACCGCACGGTACTCGGTAGAAATCACCGCAAATAAGTAACACGACCTGTTTACATCCCCTGGAAACAGGGGTACTATCATCCTACGCTAACTGACTTTTGAAAGGAAATCATCATGACCAAGTTCACCAACATCTATTGCTCCCAGTGTGGCCAGTCTTTTGGCCTTGGCGCCTCGGGTTTCTCTGCCTGTAAGGATCATCAAGGCAAAGCAAATCCAGGTGACTGGCGGGACACTTACATCCGGCCAGCCTGCCCCGCTGAATGTACCGAGTTTGAATACGACGACTTTGAGCTCGAGGCACCGCTGGTTTGCTACATCGAGTTCGATGCCGGTACCCCATCCACGTATGATGATCCCGGCGAGCCAGCCATTATGATCTTCCACGCCGTGTATGCTCATGGTGTGGATATTCTGCCGCTGCTCAGTGATGCACAGATCAGCAAGATTGAGGATGCCTTTGGTGCGCATGTTGATGCTGAGAATGACCGTATGGCCGATGAACATTACAGCAGTTTAGGAGACTACAATGACTGATTACGACGACATCACCGACGCACGTTGCGCATCTTACTGGGACAACATCGAAATGCCTAAAGAACGTACCATGGAAAAGACCAAGATCGAAACCTTCCTTTACACCAAGGATCATAACACTCGGGTCTCTGTATCCGAGTGGGAAAACGGCAGCACCTGGGTATCCTTGATGGGCAACAACGGCACGATGTGGGTAACCCTCAGCCGTGACGAGGTCAAGCAGCTGGTAGGTACACTTGAAGCCATCATCGAGGCCTCAAAATGAAGCACAAGGGGCACGGTAAAAAAGAGTTTGTGGTTATCATCACAAAAGATGATGGCACACGTAGCGTGGTTTCGCAGCCCGTAACCGTGGGCCAAGCAACCACGTTGGTTTTGAGCTCACCTTTACGACTGACCTACGTTGCGATTCGCCACCTTGAAGAGCTCGGCATCGCGTCATGATACCCTGCCCCCCTTGCAATAAAAACTGCAACGAGGGGCAGGCATGCCCCCATCGACCACCTAGACCTATGTGTCAAACCTGCATGCGTGCCGAGGCCAAATACAAGGTTGCAAGCCTTTCCGTGAAGGGTCATCGATGGAAATGCCGTGCATGTTTTCTACGTCAACGTCCAAGTGGTATGAGTGGAGGTGGTAAGTGAGGAACATACGTATTGAGCAATACGATATAACCGCGGATGATAAGGTCTCGATAGGCGGTATTAAGTGGCTGAAAAAGTGGGACGTGTGCATACAGTGCAATAGCATTGAAGAAGCACAGAAGCTACGTGATACGTTGCTGCAAAAGCCATGGACCGGCCTAACCGAGGAAGAGGTTAAGGACTTCCAGGTCAATAAGTTCGTAGGCCCTAACCTGATTCGCGCCATCGAGCAACGGCTTAAGGAGAAGAACACATGAAACCGTACACAACTGAAGTTGAATTTCTGCGGGATGAAGTGGAGAAGTGTCACGAATCAATGCATTCACAGGTTGAAACTCTCAAACTTTTAATGGAAGCCCACTTGGAGTTGAAAAAGAAAGTTGAGCGCCCGTGGGTCGGGCTGACTATAACTGACATGGCCGAATTGCGTCAAGGCGGATGGCACAACATCAGCGATGAACGCTTCCGAGTCATCGAAGCCAAACTCAAGGAGAAGAACACATGATCGTCGGTGGCAAAATCATCAAGGACTGGGACAAGTCCAAAATCAGCACAGCATACGTACCGCCTAAGCCTTGCCAATACGTGAGCTGGGACATGGAAAGATTGCAAGCCGCAGCCTTATGGAGTCGACCCATCTGGTCCACGGCCTGGGAAAGATTCAAACAATTTGGGCCATTACCATGAACCGCTTACAAGCCCTTCTCTGCCTGCCTCTCATCTATTTCATCGTCGTTTTTTTATTTGGAGTTTGACATGAAGCCTCTTACCTGGCACCAAAAGCGTCTTGCAGCCGGCATGGACCACGTTACTGAGCTGATTCTTGACGTAGCTCGACCCCGCGATTTATGGACCGTGATGGAGCTCCTTCACCTGTGCCGCAACCTTAAGATTGGATCCATCGCGTCAATGCATGCAAGACTGAAGTGGCTTGAAGACAGCGGCTACGTACAGTTCATGGGTACACCCATGGATAAGCGGCTGAAACAAGTCAGACTGCTGCCCAAAGCACATGACTATCTGGGCAAAGTATGATGTTCAAAACGTTACTTAACTTTGTACTGTTGATCATTCTTTTGCAGCTCATGGCCATGACCATCAACTTTTTTATCCTCGCGGGTGCGTTTAGTTGAAATGCAATGCTTGTGATACAAAGACTCGTGTTCTGGAAACCCGGGCATACTGGGAACCAGAACACAGGTTCAACTACATGGAACGTACTCACCAGTGCCCTGGCTGTGGTCTCAGGTTCAAAACTATCGAGCTCAGTATGTCAATATGGTCTCACTACCGCAATGCGGCTGAGCCTCATCCAGGGCCGCAGTAACTTTTTTGCAAAAAAGTACTCAAACCTGTTTACAAACCCGTGAGAACCATTATTATTGCAACTGTTGGTACCCCACCAACAACACGTTACTAACCTACTAGTTTGACTCTGAAAGGAATACATCATGGCACACCAAATCGCAACCACAGCTACCGGCAAAGCAGCAATCGCCTACGTTGGCGCAACCCCTTGGCACGGCCTCGGACAAAAGCTCACCGCCGATGCACCTCTTGAGACCTGGGCCACCGAGTCCGGCCTGGATTTTGAATTGGCAATGACCGATGTGCAGTACACGGTCGGCAACCAACTCAATGGTTTCAAGGGCAAGAAAGTTATGTACCGCACCGACTCCAATGAGGCCCTTGGCCTGGTGTCTTCGCAGTACAAGATCGTACAGCCGGTCGAGGTTCTTGAGTTCTTCCGCGACATCGTAGGCTCGATTGCAAGTCTTGAAACTGCCGGCGTACTGCGTGATGGCGCGCATTACTGGGCCTTGGCTCGGATGGACGGCCAGTTTGACTTGGCCGGTGACAAGGTGAATCAGTATCTTCTGCTAGCCAGCTCGGCCGATGGTTCACTGGCAACGCAGGCGCGGCTTACCTCGGTTCGCGTGGTATGCAATAACACGCTGCAACTGGCACAGCGGCGTGATGGCGCCCAGGTCGTTGTACGGCACAACACTTTCTTCCGGCCTGACGAGGTCAAGTCCAAGCTGGCCGGATTCAACGACACCTTCAAGGCCTTTCAAGAATCAGCCGAGATGCTGGCTCGTATCAAGCTTTCATCCGAGCAGGCCTCCTCGATCTTCAACAAGATCCTGGTTGGTGATGCAGGTAAGCCAAACCGTGCAAGCACCCGGGCACTGGATCTCTTCAATGGCGCCGGTCTTGGTGCTGATATGGAGTCGGCCAAAGGTACGGCATGGGGCGCACTCAATGCCATCACTCAGCTGATGGATTGGGAAACAGCTCGCACCGGCGATGCACGGCTCCGCAACGCATGGTTTGGCGGTGGCGCTGACCTGAAGCAAAACGCGATGACTGAGCTTCTTGCTCTGGCCGCGTAAAAAGTTTCCAAGACCTGTTTACAACCCCTGGAAACAGGGGTACTATCATCCTACGTTGTTGATTTTTGAAAGGTAAACATCACATGAACATCTTCTATCTTCACTGGAATGGCCACGTAGCAGCTGGCATGCATTGCGACAAACACGTCGGCAAAATGCTTATCGAATCCTGCCAACTCCTAGCCATGGCCCACCATCATTATGGCAATGGCCATAAGGTTACCTACAAGCCAACTCACAAAAACCATCCTAGCGCCATCTGGGTTCGCGAATCCCGTCTGCATTACGACTACGTTGTACAGCTGGCCCGCGGCTTGGCACACGAGTTCTGGGCCCGGTATGGCAAGCATCATAAGTCGCATGGCATCCTGGCCGCCGAGCTCCTTGCCGCCCCACCTGCTATGTACGACATGCCAATGACCTGGCGCCCCCCAACCTTGGCAATGCCTGACGAATTCAAATCCGATGACCATATTGAATCCTATCGCAGTTACTACGCCAGCAAAGCAGCGTATATGCCTATGGTGTACAGCAAAGGCCGCCGTCAGCCACCAACTTGGCTGCAAGACTGGCTTGACTTCAATAACTCCTGCAAAGAGGCAGCATAATGTATGACAAGGTTCTTGAATTTCGCCAGAAGATGGGTTTACCCGTCGCTGAAAAACCCTGCCTCCTTAACCCCGAAGATGCTTCGTACTTTGCTCGGTTTATCATGGAGGAGCTTAGTGAATTTCTCAAGGCGCACGAGGAACAGAACCTGATCGACTGCGCCGACGCCTTGGCCGATTTGGTCTACGTTAGCTTAGGTTGTGCCCATGCCATGGGGTTGCCATTCAATGGAATCTTTGACGTGGTCCATGAATGCAATATGGCCAAGGTACCCGCCAGTGAGGCTAGGAGATCGGCTCGAGGGAAGACCTATGATGTCATTAAGCCTGATGGATGGCAACCTCCAGAGCCTCTGATTGAGGTCCACATCCTTGAGGCCCGGTGGCGTGCGCAACAGAAGGCTAATGGCGTATGAACATCAACGACCTGATCAATAAGTTTGTCGATATTAAGGCTCGCAAGGAGTCTTTGGCAGCCGAAATCAAAACCTGCAATGAGGACCTTGCCAAGATCGAGGCCGACATCATGGAGCAAATGTCTAATGCAGGCATCTCGCAGGCAGGTTCTGATAAAGCTACTTGCTTTATGAAGTCAACCCCATTACCATCCATTGTGGATTGGAATGCTTTTTATTCGTACGTGGCCGAGACCAAGCAATTTGAGCTGTTGCATAAGCGGCTCTCATCAACTGTATTTCGTGAGCGCTGGGATGCAGGTGAAACCATACCGGGAACCAAGATGACCCCGGTCTGGGAATTAAGCGTTCGTCGTAAGTAACCCACTAGTTAAGGACTATCATGTCAAAGAATCAGCTTGCAATGTTTGAAGATGAACTCGCTTCCTTGGCACTTGCTACACTGAAGGAAGAGCGGTCCAGCCTTGCCACAACTTTCCTTTCCACCAAGGGTGGCATCCTGACCTACCGTGATAACCCGGTTGCTGGCAATAAGATGCAGTGCATCATCTTGGCTGCACCCGTTGAGCGACTGTACTACTCCTCGAGGTACGACCCAACCAAGATCGTAGGGCCTGACTGCTACGCCATCGACGCATCGGCTGTTGGCATTAAGCCTTTTGATAATGTACCAGCACAGCAGCATAAGACCTGCGAAGGCTGCCCAAAGAATGAATGGGGCTCATCACCAACCGGTGGTAAAGGCAAGGCCTGCCGTGAAACCCGTAGGCTTTTGATTCTACCTGCCGATGCTGCGGCTTCTGCCAATGCTGTTGCTGCAGCCGAGTTGGCTGCATTGCGACCACCGGTAACAAGCATCAAAAACTACGCCACCTACATTCAAACCATTGCAGCCACGTTGCGCCGCCCGCCGCTGGCTGTGATTACTGAGATTGGTGTTGTACCTGATGCCAAGACTCAATTCAAGGTAACCTTCAACATGATCAAAGCCATCGAGGATCAGGCCGTGATTCAGGCATTGATTGCAAGGTCTAAGGAAGAGGTTGCGAAGACTATTGAGGCAGCCGGATCGGGCAACGTCGAGGAAGGTGAGGATACACCGGCCCCGGCCACGTCGGATCGCTTCTAAATCCCATCGGGGGAAAGCCTAAGGTAAGTACCCCATCACTGCCAATTGAAATGAAACCAATATTTCTGGATTTTGAAACCGAGGGTATTGAGGCACGCCCTAAGTACCCGCCCCAACCGGTAGGATTGGCCATCTATGACCCCGAAGAACAATACCCCAATGGCTACCATTCATTCGGACATTTCCACGGTAATACGACCACCAAAAACGCAGTACGCCAAATCCTTGTGGACATTTACTCTGGGTCTCGTAGCATTTGTTTCCACAATGCTATGTTTGACCTTGATGTTATTGATACTCACTTTGGTCTCGCTATTCCTCAACCGGCCCGTGTACATGATACTCTTATTCTTGCTTTTCTACATGATCCCCATGTTCGTTCCTTATCTCTTAAAGATTTGGTTGTTACCTGGTCTTTGGCCGATGCTAGTGAGCGCGATGAACTGAAGGAGTGGGTAACCACTCACGTGCCGGCGGCAAAGAAAAAGAAATCCACCTGGGGTGCCTACATTAGCTGGGGGCCGGCCGACTTGGTTGGCCGCTACGCCGAGGCCGATGTAAGGCTTACCTCTTTGCTTTACGAGTACTTGGCACAGAAGGTTTTGCCGGCGCAGGCAGTTGCCTATGCTCGTGAGATTGCTCTAATCCCCATGTTGCTTGAAAACTCAAGACTAGGGGTACGTGTCGATGGTGAAGGCCTGAATAAAGCAAAGCAGCAAGCAGAAGTAGATATTGAGCATTGTAATGTTTGGGTCCGTTCATTGTTAGGGTCTCCTGATTTGAATGTGGACAGCGATGAACAGCTGGTCCAGAGTATTTATCAGACCGAGTACTGGGATAAAAATAAATCCTGGCCTACCACGGATAAGGGGCAACTCAAGGCCGACAAGGAAGCCTTTGAGGAAATGCTTATCCACCCGTATCTGAAGGACGTTCTTAGATACCGCGCCAATCTATCCACATGCCTTAGCACATTCATTGTACCGTGGCTCGATGCTAGCGCCGAAACCGGTAGGATCTACACCAATTGGAACTCTGTGCGGGGTGAACGAGGCGGCACTCGGACAGGCAGGCTCAGTAGCACTCCAAACTTCCAGAATGCCCCCATCCGGTACCCTAAGGTTAACCTACCATTAGATCTTCCAGTGGCCCCCTTGCCTCTTATAAGGTCATTCATTCTGGCAGATGAAGGCCATAAACTGGTGGCATGCGATTTCAATGCTCAGGAGCTACGCATCTTTGCCCACTTTGAAGGTGGCAATCTTATGCGCCAGTATCAGGCCGATGCCCGTGCTGATTTGCATACTTACGCTGCTAAAATGATGACCGAGGCTTCCGGCCGTGAGGTATCTCGAACCTACAGTAAAGGCGTAAGCTTTGCCATCCTGTATGGGGCTGGGCCTAAGAAAATCTCTGAGATGCTGGAAATCGATTACGAGCTGGCCAAAACATTGATGGATGCCTATACATCCGCTGTGGCACCGGGATTAAAAAGCATGCAGGCTACCATGCGTACCCGGTATAAACTGAATGAACCTATCAAAACCCTAGGCGGTCGGTTGGTTAAGATGGAGCCACCTAAGGTAGTTATGGGCCGGCTGCGTGAGTTTGACTATAAAGGGGTTAATCTTTTGATTCAAGGCTCAGCTGCCGATCAGGCCAAGGCCGCCATGCTGCTGTATCAAGAAAAGCGGCAAGGCAGTCGGTTGTTACTTAGTGTGCATGATGAGCTGGTTATCAGCGCACCGGAGGACGCCATTGAACGTGAAGCTGAATGCCTAACCTGGTCCATGTGCAATGCCTTAAATATGGACGTGCCAATGGTTAGTGATTACAAGGTTGGCAACACATATCAGGATACTAAATGAGTTACTCACACTCCAGCATCAAGACCTACGAAGATTGCCCGCTTAAATACAAGCTTACCCGCATCGACCATTTATCTGAGCCTACCGGCCCGGCTGCAGAACGTGGTAAGCGTATTCACGCCGAGTTTGAAGATGCTGTGATTGGCCTAGGTCTAATGACACCGGATATTTCGTACTGGGCCGACTACATCAATACGTTGAAGACCAAAGCAGTCAAGGCAGAATACGAAATTGGTTTGAACCATGCATGGCAATCTGTGGCTTTCAATGCCAAAGACGTATGGCTTCGTGGTGTACTGGATGTCTTTACCATTGATGGTAATAAAGCCTACGTTGCCGACTACAAAACCGGCAAAGAACGTGAATACGGTGATCAGTTAAAACTGTATGCCACAATGATCATGGCAGTTATACCGGCGGTAGAAACTGTGGATTGCGAGATCATTTACTCGGATCTTAACAAGATTGCAGCTTACCCAAGCTATGATCGCTCGCAATTTGCTGATCTAAAAACATGGGTTGAAGGCCGTATCAAGGCCATTGAAGGCGATAGCATCTTTGCGCCACGGCCAAGCTATAACTGCCGGTGGTGTCACTTTCGTAAAGACAATGGTGGGCCTTGCAAATGGTGACACGTCCTATTTTGGAACGTGACCTTGAGGGGTACTTTACCGCGCAATGCAAAAAGCTCGGTATTATCAGTTTGAAACTCAATGTGAGGTATTCACGAGGATGGCCTGATCGAATTGTAGTTATGCCAGACCAACGGGTTATGTGGGTCGAGCTCAAACGCCCCGGTGGTAAATTGTCGCCCTTACAAGCTAAGATACATGCAACATTCAAACAACATGGCCACGTGGTTCATGTCATTGACTCTAAAGAAGGTATAGACCATGTTTTGGGAACCTCACGAGTATCAGAAGAAAGCCGTTAAGTTTTTGCTGGAAACAGGCTCAGGCTCACTATGGCTTGATCCTGGTCTTGGCAAAACGGCGATTGTTCTGTCGGCGTTGCAATGGCTTCGTAGTAAAAATGAAAAGCCAGTACGTACACTGGTCATTGCCCCGCTACGACCTGCCTATGGTGTATGGCCTACCGAGGTTAAGAAATGGGAGCAGTTTCAGCATCTATCAGTAGGCATTTTGCATGGCGCAAAGAAGGAAAAAGTACTTAATACGCCACATGATATTTACGTTATAAACTATGAAGGCATTAACTGGCTGGCAACCAAGCTGGCGCGTAAGCCTTGGCCATTCCATGTTCTCGTTGCCGATGAAATTTCCTACCTTAAGAACACACAAACCCAGCGATTCAAAACCCTAAAGCCTTTGCTATTCAAGTTTGGCCGCATCTGGGGCCTCACTGGATCACCCGCGCCTAACAGCCTATTGGATATCTTTGGACCGCAGTATGTGATTGACCAGGGGGCCACGTTTGGGCCTTACATTTCAAATTTCAGGACTACCTATTTCTACCCCGCAGGCTTTGGTGGCTATGACTGGCGGTTACTGCCTGATGGTGAGGCTCGCATTCACGCCAAGCTGGAAGGCAAAGTCCTGCGCATGGCTGCGTTAGATTACCTTGATCTGCCTGAGCTGATTTACAACAACGTCTACATTGAACTACCACCTGCAGCCAAAAAAGTCTACGATACTTTTGAAAAAGGCCTGACCATCAGTTTGGATCAAGGCGATATTACGGCTGCCAACGCTGCCGTGGCCGTGATGAAAGGTCAGCAAATTGCCAATGGCGGGTCCTACTTGGATGGTTTGGAAAGACAGTCAATTCATATCCATGATGCCAAGACTGACGCCGTGCTTGAATTGGTTGAAGAACTTTCCGGCCAGCCTTGCATCATAGGCTATCACTTTCAGCATGATCTGGAAAGATTGAAAAAAGCATTTCCTAGCGCACCGGTCATTGGCTCAGGTGTAACCGGGGATGTATTACAACTGATTATCGATACTTGGAACCTGGGTAGAATCCCAGTGCTCCTAGCCCACCCGATGTCCGCCGGCCATGGACTCAACCTTCAAGGTTCAGGCCACGCGGTCATTTGGTATTCTCTAACCTGGTCACTGGAAGTTTACGAGCAGTTCATTCGTAGGCTCTGGAGGCAAGGTCAGAGGAACCGCATAATGGTTCACCACATCATCGCAAGGGATACCGTGGATGAGGCCATTATGATAGCTGTCAGGCGCAAAAACAAGACTCAACAAAGTCTGTTAAATGCTGTGCGTGACTACATAAACCGTGATACGATGAGTGTCACAACACTTCTTAAGGAACTTGAACATGTCGACCAAAGCTAAACGTACTCGTATCAACACCGCAGGTATCATCTCTCGTGTGGTTGAGCATAATCCTAAGCGTGCCAATACGCTGGCATTCACCCGCTTTGAACTGTATCAACCTGGTATGACCATTGCTGACTATATCGCCAAAGGTGGTCGCTCAACCGATGTGTCGTACGACGCAGCCCATGGCTATATTGAAGTGCAAATGCCAGAATGAAAACTATACTCGTAACTGGCGTTACCGAGACGCACACAAATCATCCTGATCGTGCCTCATCCACGAAGTTTGTTTCCATTCCCGAGCTTATGCGGAAAGGGCTACAGCATCTGGGGCATAAGGTAGATCACCGGGCCGTTATGCCTGGGGAGGATTTGAGTGCATATGACGTGGTCTTTGTATACTTATACCCCTTGGATGGCAATGCACTGCATCCTGATGGGGCCATTTATGCTTTGACCAGCAGGCCTGATGCCTACGTTTGTCTTGATGATTGGGCTTTCCAAAAGATC